CAGGAGAACCAGTTCTATAACTATTTGCAGTTCCTGCACCTCCAGCCCCCCCATTATCAGTAGCTGCATCAGTCCCTTCAGCAGAAGCACCACCACCTCCTCCTCCTGCACCAGATGGTGAGGAAGAGGAACTATCTCCACCATCACGACCTTGCCATGTTGCAGAACCGATTGTACCTCCATCATATATACCTGTACCACCAGTTTGTGAATATATACCTGCACCTCCTCCTGAACCTCCAGTACCACCAGATGCATCGTAACTTGAACCAAGCCCACCACCTGTAGCGGTGACAGTTGTAATACCTGAACCTGCTATAGATGAGGGGCCGCCTTGAGTTGCATTTTCAAGGCCAGAATCGGTTGATCCAATTCCTCCAGCACCAACGGTTATGGTATAAGCAGTTGCTGTTAAAGATAGTCCTGTAGCAGTCCTATAACCTCCAGCACCTCCCCCTCCTGCGATTTGACGGCCTCCTCCTCCACCACCAGCAACTACAAGATAATCAATCTCAAAAATAGCAGTAGGAGTAAAAGTACCACTTGTAAGAAATGTATAAGTTACATAGTCATGACCACCAGATGAATAATAAGTTACTGTTGCGTTTGTAGAAGTTGAAGTGGGAAGCCCTGATGATATAGTATTCCACCTAGATGCATTTCTAATTTTTACTACATCAGCCGTACTGTCATAATAAATTGCTCCTTCTGTTGTAGCTGGAGCAGAGCCGGGTGTGAGTACGAGAGAGGCGGCTGTTGTAACTCCTGAAAAGGTAGGGGCAGCTAGTGGTGCTTTTAAATCAATCTCTGCCTGAGTAGCAACGTCTGCTGCAACATGAGCCGCATCAACACTTCCAGCCGCATAATGTTCACTATCTATAGCATCATCAACTATCTTAGCCCCAGTTATACTGTCGTCTGGTATGTCTGCACTCGTCAGTGGAGCAGTTGCCCCTTTTCTTCCAAGATATGCCATTATGTTATCTCCAAATAGCTCACTACAACATCAATTGAATTTGCAGTATTACTGACCACCTGAACCTGATCTCCAGAAGTGCTTCCGGAATTGTATTCCAAGCAGAGTTTCTGGTCTCCACCAACAACAACCAAACTTCCTCCAGTTGGAATTGGGGCATCTTTTACTATCCAAGTCAGTACAGGAGTCCCTGCATTATCTGTCATTTTTACTCCTACTGAAATAACATCAGATACTATATTTGCTATTGTCATTCCAATGATTGTAATTTGACTGCCACTTGGACAGGCAGATCCAATAGCAGACACAACATCTGCATTAACTGCTCCACCCTGAAAAGTTACATTCTTAAATGTGTTTGCCATAATTTATCCTAATGCGATTGCCATTGCTACACCAGTTCCTGCAGGGTCAAAACCTGTCCCTGATGCTTCCCAAGTCATATCACCAGTTGCTGCTGATCGTGCAGTTAAAACATAACCATTTGTTGGAGCATTACTGACCTGGAGCTTTGCTTCATTAATTGCCTGATCTGCAATATATGCTTGTGCTACTGGTGTGCCTTGCCAAGTACCATTTCCTATAGTCCCAACTGTACTAATAATAGAAGATCCTGAATATGCAGAGATGTCTGAATTAGCAACATTATTTAATTGGAGATCTGTTTTAACTTCAGTTGCAGTTCTTCCTTCTAAACCTGAGGAAGTAAACTTAGCATATTCTGATGATGCAACTGAAGCAGAAGCTATAACTACATTGTTTGTGTTTGCAATGCCATTAGTTAGATCACCTGTATTATTCCCAGAAATACTAGCATCCGAAAGTGCTGAACTCAACTGGGCTGCAGTAAATGTACCTAAAGTTGCTGCATTCCCTGAAGAAGTAATATGTCCGGTTAAGTTGGCATTTGTTGTTACTGTAGCTGCAAGTGTTGCATTCCCTGCCGTCAGATTTGCTGCAGTTCCAGTCACATTAGTCATAACACCAGATGCAGGAGTACCAAGTGCTGGAGTTGTCAGAGTAGGAGCAGTAAGTGTTTTATTAGTTAATGTCTGTGACCCAGTTAATGTGGTAACAGTTGAATCAATTGCAACTGACACCTCATTGCCTGAACCAGTTGTATCAATACCAGTACCACCTGCTATATCTAATGTTTCACTATCCAAATCAATACTTAATGCACCACCAGAATCACCTTGAAAATCTAAATCTGATGCAGTTACTTGTGCATCAACATATGCTTTAATAGATTCTGATGTTGCTAGAGTTGTGGCAGAAACACCACTCATTGCATCACTATCCAGTATTGCAGATCCACTTACACCAGTATTAAGAACTGGACTTGGCATTGTGACTACACCAGTAAATGTTCCACCTGTTTTTGCAACTATTGCAGTATCCAGGGACTGGATTGCATCATTTAAAGTTGTACCCCAAGTCCCCCGGCTTGATTCAGCAGCAGGTTCTGGTAATGTGATATTTAGATTTGTTGTTGGATTTGCCATTTAATTAAAGACCATATTGAATAATTTGTACTGACCCAGAACCTCCTGATGAAGCTGATCCATCAGAGGGAGGATAAGTCCCACCACCTGCAGCACCACCTGGATGTCCTCCTCCTGATGTAGTCGTTTGTTCTTCAATTACTCCTGTACTGGAAACTGATGCTGTTCCAGTTGATCCTACACCTGTATTTGAATTTGCCAGGGTATATCCTACTCGACCGGAAATGGAGGAACATCGTGTTGTAACAGTTATTGTACCTTTTGAACCGCCACCACCACCATTAGCATCTATAGATACATTTCCTTTATTAGTTACACTTGTATCTGTTCTAAAAAGTATGTCGTATGATGACCCAACATTCCCTGTAACCGTTTCACCTACAACATGTGAATAACCATTGGTCATTCCAGATTCCTCTGAATTAGTGTTAAAATATTCAGAATTCCCGGCTCCTCCTGCTGGGCCAGTAGTATCTCCAGTATTACCCCAATAATATTTAGAACCCTCCTGTACCTCAAATATTGCATCGGCATATCCACCTGGTCCACCTGCAGTTGGAGTTGCAACATGATAATGGGTTGAATTGCCGGGACTGGGAGAACCACCGCATTCATGATGAGCACTTGCTCCGGCTCCTCCGCCTCCTCCGCCACCATGTCCTATAATAATAACCTTCCAGTAGTGGACTCCTGCTGGTACAGTAATATTCTGAGCAGTTAAATAGGTGTTATTGTATCGTTCTGTATAATCACCCCAGGCAGTTCTATGGGCAACCTTCCAGGCACCACCACTCCTAACATGAACTTTATGGATTTGTTTCCAAGTATGATTATCTCTGACCCAGGGATATATTACTGGTTTCCATGCACCATCCTTCCTAACAGATAAAGTCTCTGCTGCCATTATGCAATCTCATACCAGATGTCTCCATTAACAGGACTACCAGGTGCAGTTGAACTAACTGTCCTAGTACCCTCACCATTTGTTCCAATTGAATAACTAGGCATTGGAATGGTGGTCCCAGATGTTACTGCCAGTGTTGTAAATGATCCGGTTCCACCTGTAATTGATCCACCAGATATTGCTGCCGTTCCTGCAACCAGAGTATCTATATTTGCAGTTCCATCTATCCACAAATCCTCCCATTCGTTCCCGGTTCCTGATGCCCCCAAATCAAGACCAGCAACATTGGGGAGAAAATCTGTTGCAATTTTAGAAGTGAATGAGACTGTATCGGTATTAGCTGATCCAAGTGTTACATCACCATTTGCCACCAGTGCATCAGTTGTGTCTGTTCCTGGTTGTCCAACACATCCTGAAACTGCTCTTGTTGTTTGACTTAAACTTGTGAGTGGAGCACAAACAATTGGACCACTATTGATGTGGACTGGTTCTATGACTTTTGCAATTGTATGTGTGGAAGCAATATCTTTTTCAAGTCCGGGACTTGCAGCAACTGTAATACTATCTGCACTGGTTTTTGCAATAACAGTATGGATAACAGGATTTGCTGCATTTCCATTTGTTGCAGAAGCAGACCCTGAAACTCGAATCCTGTCTCCAACCTGGACAGATTCAAAATATTTATAGTTGGAATCAGTTGATATGGTGTTTGTTGCATCATCTTTTCTCAAGAGAATAGCAGCCGATGTGATCCCAGAAAATATCTGATCCTCAAGCAATTTACCCAATGCATCATCGGCAAGATTTAGTGTCGTATGAAGATTTGCGCCCCATGATTGATTATCGCCGCCTACCTCAGATTTAATAAAATTGTAATTATCAGTGAATGTGTTTGCCATTTATGCCTCTGTCCATGTTGTTGAACCTAACGTCTCTTCTGACTAGGTTGTTGAAATTTAATGTCCTTTATATGACACCCCACTTCCTAAAGTACTACTATATTGTACATTACCACCACCAACTGCAGTTTCTACTTTAAAAGTAGTTGCCGTTTTATCATTTACATAATAATTAGTATCAGCAGTAATATTACCGGGGAATGTGCTGCTTGTAGTAAACTGAATTTCATCATCATCAAGTAGAGTATGATCAGTATCAGTGAATATTAGATCTGTATTACCCAGAGAAAAAGTAACACTTGCTGTTCTACAAGCCGGGGCACCGGAATAACCCTGATAGTGGAAACGTGTGCCCGGACAAGTTGCAGTAAATGATGTTGGTAGTGTTGTATAATTACCGGGGGCATATATATTTACACTGTAGATATATCCATTTGTAGGGTTAATATCATATGTCCCTATAAAACCTGAATCAGAACCACCGCTTGCTTCAAAAAAAGTTGTACTACAATAGTTAGTTCCACTACCAGAATCAACATAAGCAATTGCATTGCCACCTGAAGCAGGTCTGAGATTTATTATAGTAGCATCACTTGTCTGCTTAACATAGTAGACAATGCCAGCAACTAGATTACTTGGAAGATCATCACCCCAGAAGATAATCTTATCATTATCTGGTAACCCTCCACTTGGATTTGAACCCGAGAGGAAGTTATTAGTAGTGTAAGTACCAGGGTTGTTAGGAGTGTTAGAGAACCCTGTAACATAATCTACAAGACTCACTCTTAATCCACCACTACTATCAAATGAAGTTATATCTATTTTATCTGCTGCACCAGTATTCCCATTATTTGACCAATTCCCATGATAACCCCCTGTACCATGTCCCACATCCCACTCTTGGATTTCACTGGAAGTTACTCCCTGCTCTGCACTAGCAACTACAGTATTAGAAATACCAAAAGCAGCAGTCCAGGTTGTGGTTGCATCAGTTAAGTTGGTCCAGGTTGCAGTAGTTGTTGTTTCATCTGTCCACTCTGCAGATCCATAATTAAAGCTGCCATATATTGATGATCCATATAATTGTGGACCAATTGGTTCTTCTGTCCATGTTTCATTCATATCATGTATAAATGTATTTTGGTCGCATATTTAAAGTTCCACCAGAGTACCTACTTTTTTCATCTGATAACTGAAGTTCCTGCATTGACCTGTCTAATAATCCACCCCACTGTCCTGCAGACTGGGGGTCCATTATATAGGGACTTGCTTGCATCAGTGTTCCATAAAGATAAATATCTGGATGTGCCAGTAGTAACCAGTTGTCACCAGAATCTGCCAGACCTGAAAGTGCAGGGATATCTTGATAATAATTTAACTGAATGGTGTAGGTTGCATCGGGTGTTGGTAACAATTGGATCGATGTTCCTTCAATTGTATAATAACTTGGTGTTCCTGTTTTGTTATTTTGTTGTTCACGGTAGTCATCAGACCTGTCTGATGTAATATAAACCAGTCGTTTGGGAGGTGTTGTTGAAGTCAGTTCAATATTCATCATCTCCAGGTAATCAGTTGGGATACTTACATATTGACTTTCAACCGATGCGGTACTTCTAACCAGCATTTCTCTTGTCCTAAAATTACGATTAAAGGTTGCTTCTGCAAGAGAAATAAATTCTGGTATCCTGGAGGTAAGATCTGACCTGTTAAGCCAGTTTGCTACTGCAGTATGTAATTCTGCTTTTGTTGAAATTGCCATCAGGTGAGTCTCCCTTCAACGGTTTTGAATACCTTGTTTTCTGGTTTATCTAGCCACTTCAGGATTGCTTTGGAATCACCCTCGGAACCCATAATTCCATCTCTGATAAGTTTTGCGAATAACACTAGTGGGATCTCAGCAATATGCCTGTCATCTGCTTTTCGGTTAACAGGTTGTTCTCGGAGATATTTATTGTAGGTTAACGTCGGTTGGATATCCTGAGTTTTAACGACATGAAAAGTCCCATCGCCATCTTCTGTATGGATTGCAGTATGGACTCCATCAACTGTCCCTAAATTTGTTGTTGCTTTTGGCACATTTATCCATTCTCTCTCTCCAGAAAAGTTGGTTGCTACCCCTCCAGGAGAAGGGGTAGTTTATGAATACTGAAACACAGCATCCAAACAAAGTTTCAGTACTCATTATAAACAGGGTTAATGATTATGCACCACAATCTGCTACCAGACCATGTGCTAATTCATTATCCACCTGCAAACCGCCTTCCCAAATTATATATTTGCCCTGGGCATCACCTGTTCTCCCGATGTCCTGAGTTTCAAATGCTCTGAGTTGAGCAATTTTTATATACTCTGGGTTAAGGATTAGCACATCCTTCTCGCCTCTCATGAAGCGATCAGCCTGGATTGCATAAACGCCAAAGTCACCTGAATACAGGCTCACGTTAGCATTCACTTCATCCGCTTTTCCTGGAAGTGCCACAACCTGAGTTGCTGATGCACGTCCTGAGAAGGCACTTGCCAACTGCTTATTTGCTGCTGACATAATGATCTCTGTTGGTTGATCTCCAGAGGAGTCAAAACAGAGTTTCATAACTGCCTTCATCAAAACTTCTGTAAATGCCCTGGCAGTACCATCTGCCCTGGCAGTCGATCCGACTGCAGCCTGAGCTGCCGTAGGATTGGTTCCACCACTGTGCTTAGAGATATTAGTTGACAGTTTTGCCAGGATACCTGCTGTTGTTCTAGCAGTACCTGCTGCACCACTGTTTTTAACAGAGTTGCCAAGCATCAACTTTTCTACATCCCGCTTTAATGCACGAGACATGATACTAAGTTGATGTGCCATTGCATCTGCCACTCCTGCACGATTTATTGCAGCTTCAGTACCTGTCACTGCTGCACTTCTGTAGAGTATCTGACACTGGTTACTGTTCCGAACTGTATTGTTCGATGCAGTAGCAGTAATCGTATCACCTTCGAATTGTGCAGTTGTCGCAACTGCTGGGAGACTTTCCGTCTGATGTTCGAAAAGTGTTGAGCTTACTGACCTCTTACCTGCCATTGTAACAAAAGGAGTTTCTTCCGGTGAAATATTATCAGTGTTGTTATCGTAGCTTTTTTAATTACTACTTCTTATGATTTCTCATAAGCTCAGACTATATCATCACCATTTAAGGTGCCGGGCGCTCGTGGAGAGGTTATCGCTTGTGCTGCTCACTCTCTAGTCGTTGAACCTTACTGCTACTATTTGCACTTTCGCAGTCTTGGATGCTGATTGTCTCCAGCCTTACCTGGTAAGATGTTCCAGCAGTTCACCCGGTTACGATCCAAATATCTCAGATCACATCCGAAAGATCTTCCCTGTTCCCTTTAGAGGTATATGTGTCAAAAGCATTTACTACTTTAGTCATATTGTCCTTTTATATTAGTATGTTATAGTTTAAAACAGTTGTTTG